CTACTGAAACATTTGCTGTTAGAGCTGCTGTTTTAATAGCCGTAATACTGTTGTTTGTAACAGTTACACTAGGTGTACCAGCGGATGTAATTATTATTGACTTAATAATTATAGTTTCATTAACCCCTGGTTTGTTTGTTGCAAAAACAGTTAATGCATTTCCTGTAGTGTCGTTATCTTTACCTACAAATTTATATTGGTTTACGATTGCCATTATTCTAAAAAGAAACTTTTAGCTTCTATCTCCTGTTTTACTTCTTCTTGAAAAGAAGAATTTAATTTTGTTATAATACCATCAAGGTCTCTGACCAATGACTGTAAGTTAGCTTGACTGTAATCTGGTTCAGCTCTAGTTAATGATTGTACAATTTTTGCCATTATAAAATACTTGCTAGTCCTCCGTGTTTAAAATTTACCCTACCACCAAAGAAGTATCCTGCTCTACCACCTCTAGCAAAACCAAAATCAGTTGAATAACCATAAGTAGATTCTTGTTGATTAGTTGGTCCCGAGTCTCCTTGAAAATTATTATCGCTACTACGTACAGTACCTGCACCACTTATATCTATACCTTGTCCAGCTCCGCCACCACTAGTTCCGGTAGGGGTGTAGTACGTAGCATTTTGTGCAGCAGCAGTCGCAGCATCGGCTTTTTCTTTTGCTATTCTATCATCTTCTTTTTGTTGTTTTTTTTGTTTAAAAAACCTGCCTATAATACTATTGTCTCTTTTTTTCTTCTTCCTTTCTTTTTCAAATTTGTAAATATCATCTGACTCATCTTGTGCATCTAAAAAATTTTGTCTAGCTTCTACAATAGCATCATATCGTTTTTGTAAATCACCTTCGTAACCTTTTTTACCCATTGTTTTTGCTATCTTAGCTAGTCGTTTATCAAAAGTTTCTGCAGTCATTTTAACAGGGTTGTAACCCGCCATAACATTAGCTGCTGTATCATAAGCACCTTGTCCTTGAACAATCTGTCCAATGTTATTAACCATTATGCCTTTACCACCTAATTCATTTTCCATTATCCTTCTTCTGTTAACCGGAAGATATGGACTTATAAGTCCTGCAGCCCCTGCTCCCGGAACAAAACTACCTGCAAATTGTAAAAATTTTTGTGCGCCTGTGGGTTCGGGTTTGGTGTAATATTCTGGAAAGTTATCCATAAATTTTTGTGCTTCTGTTACTGAAGAGTATCTAGGATCGTATTGGTCAACGAATTGTCCCTCAGCCCCGTAATTCTGTCTATTATCTTGTATTATATTATTTCTAGTACGTAATACTTCTGCTTGTCTTTCAGGGGTCATAGGTCCCGAAGCAGTAATATTATTACGAGCTAAGTTATATTGAGATTGAGCTCTTTGCACACCAGTGCCATATGGTTGTGGATTAAATGTTTTAGAATTTATTTCACGGTCTTGTCTATAATCATAGTTAGGTCGATAAATTTTATTTACAATTGAGTTAGGGTCAGGGTTGTAAACACTAAAATCGTTTCCACGACCATAATTAAAAGCATTTGTATTTACAATACCTTGATTAATTACTGGTTCTTCTTCTGGTGTAGTAGGTAACTCAAAAGGATTTTGTAAATATTGTTGTTGAGGAATATATTTAAAACCTGCGTCTCGTATCTCTTGATCAGTAGCCATTATCTCATTCCTCCTGGTGCAATATCTAATCTAAATGTTCCTAGTTTCCAATCTTCATTAGATCCTGTGTTAGAAACTTTTAATGCAATAGACCTTGCTCTAATTCTTGTACTTTTAAAAGTAGTAGTTGGATCAATTGAAAAATTTGTAGTAGCAGGTGTACTGTTAGGGTAAGCTCTAGTTGTAAAACTAATTTGAGTATTACCGGTTTGACTTATAAAATCTGGTATAAATCTACTAATTCTCATAATGTATTCACCATCTCCTCTAAGGTCCGGTGTTCCCACAGCTTGACCTGTATTGCTTCTTTTTTGAGTAATATCAAAATCACCCGATAATATGTTTGCTTGAATAGCTGTCACAACCCCCCCTGCATTTATTTGATCGGTCCCTGTTTCCTGATTATAGTATATAGTAATACCATCAGTATTGCCAGTAACATCGAAAGAATCGTTATCCGAAGGAGTATAGTAAGTTGCGTGAGGTCTGTTAAATACAGATGAATCTTGCCATGCTGTTCTAGCTAAACTACCTGTAGTCCATATAGGTAGTTTGTCTGATGAATCTAAATAATTATAAGTCACTACTCGATCAACTACATCGGAATTTTCACTACAATAAAACCAGTTTATCTCACCAAAAAGATTATTTAAACCACAGTTAATTAAATCACGAGATGTGTCATTAACACTATCATAAACATAGTCTTCAACAAGACAAGGCATAGATTTTAATTGTCCATCGTAAGTAAAGAAACCATTTTCCGACATCCAATAAGAAGATCCGTCAACTTCTACTGCCGCATTCTTACCAAACAAACCACAGTTGGTACCTACTTGCTCAAATGAGAAAGTAAAAGGTGCACCAACAAATCTCATCAAGAATAATGCAGTATCTGTCCAAACATAAATTGCGTCCCTACCTTTAATAGCTCCCATAATTTTAGAACCGTCTGCAAGTCTTTGTGCACCAGAAGTATTCTCCGCTTTAGTCACATAGGCATCTGCAGTATCAATATTTTCTTGATCAGAAAATCTAATAAACATATCATCTTGTGTTGCTGGTGTGCCTACGGTTGTCTCTGTTCCAAAAAACACCAAGTGTCTATCAGGTGTAGATACTAACACATGACGCGAAGCTGTTGGAGCATTAGCTAATACAGTAGCTCTTGTAGAGGTAGCATTAGTTGCTGAGGCGTCCCATTCAAAACATTTACCATTATAAATAAGTGCAATTAGTTTTGTACCGTAGTTATCTAAAACCCATAATCCTGGATCAATAGTAAAGTCTGAAGATGCAGGATCTCCCCAACCTGAAAAATTAGAAATATTAGTTACCGTCACTCCAGCACTGTGAGTTGCAGCGGTAGTTCCGTTAGCTCCTCTAGCACCACCAGTTAAAGTATTTGTAGCTGTATTATTATTTGTGTAAGTAATAAATTCATTTTCTATTTGTATTGTCCCTGTTGCAGGAAACGCTGACGTACTAGCTAAAACAATTGTAGTCCCTGTTGTATTTGTTAAAGCTGTTTGTAAAGTTGTTGTTGCAGGACCAATAGATGTACCACTAAATAAACCTGCACCCCAACCAAAACCTCCAAGTTGTTGAGCGGGTCCAACACTATAATAACAAAGCACAGAAGCTGATCCTGCAGTGCTTAAAGGAGTGCCTGATTCATTAGCATCCATTGTAATTGTAAAAGCAGTACCGCCTGGTACAGATGTGACCATAAATTTTTTGTCTTCAAACGTAGCGTTGTTATATGTAGATGACCCAGTTACGCCAGTAACGTTGTCAAATAATACAATGTCGTCTTCTAACAAACCATGGTTAGTGCCACACGTTACTGTAACGGTCGGACTACCTGATGTACTTGTAAAATTAACTCCTGTTAAAGTAACTCTAATAGGGTGAATGTCATAATAAAGACCACCCGAATATGCATATAAAATTCTATTAGTTCCTATTGCGGCGTATTTAATTCCAGCATTATCGTCCCAATGATGAAGAGCTCTAGCTACACCTGTAAGTTTATTTTCTCCTAACTGTGTCCAACCACCTATTTTTTCAGGTGAACCATATCTAAAACGCACAAAGTCTCCGTCAAACCATTGTCCCTCGGCCCCGGTCTCTGTAACTTGTTTATTAAACCCTGGTGCAAATCCTAATTTTTGTAACATATAACCTCATTATAATACTATTTTACACCTGATGGTAGACCCAACATGGGACGTCCATCAAATATATTTTTATCAGCAAATGGGCCATTCACATGATTATAATGTAGAAATACTTGACCGCATATGTTCCCGTCAAAAGGCTCTCGCCAATGTTCAAGTTCACATCCACTATATACTAGCATATCTCCTAC